AGCCCGGCGTGGCCACGGCGACGATGTCGTCGGTGCCGAAGGCGTTGATGCCGCCGACATCGACGCCAGGAGCGGCGACGCTGGAGGGCTGCAGGATGTTCGGGAACGTCGGGTCGCCACCGGCGGCACCGAGGTTGTTGGCACGCCAGTCCGGGTTGGCCGGGTCCACCGTGGTGACCTTGTCGCCCGGGAGGGAGAGGTAGTCATCGGCGGCGTCGGTGCCGATCGGGGCGCCGACCTGGGTCGTCTCGATGAACACGACGTCGTCCAGACGGCCGATCTCCCCGAGCATGAAGTTGCCCGGCGCGGCGTACTTGGTGACCTCGATCCACTCCGGGGTGTCCCGGAGGCGGCGGCTCTGGTGCGGGTGGATGAAGGCCACGTACGTCTCGCCCAGCCGGGGCACGTTCTTGGCCGACAGCACCTCGACGCCGTCCTTGATCGTGTGCGGGTGGAGGAAGTACGTGTCGGTGGCGATGCCGGTGGAGGCGTTGACGGCGGCGACGGACGGCGCCACGGTGCCCGGCTCGTACACGCCGTAGCCGGTGTTGATGGCGCCCGGCTTGGCGTAGCCGAAGACGACCGAGGTCGCCCGCTGCAGCGTGGCCCGAGCCTGGTTGTCCATGTACAGCGCCATGTTGCGGCCCAGCAGACGCGAGGCCGAAGCCATCACGTCATCGAAGCTGGCGTTGAGCAGAAGCTCGGACACCGCAACGGCGAAGCCCTGCTCCGACACCGTGATGGCGTACTGGTTGGCCGTGATCGCATGGGTCTTCATGCGCACGCCCTCGACCAGCGGCCCGGCGGGGATCGGCAGGTTGTTGTACCGCATGAAGTTGACGGTGAGGCCGGGCATGGTGCCCAGTTCCGTCTTCTTCACGGCGAACTGCTCGAAACGCAGCGTCGGCATCGACTGGAACAAGATCTCCTTGCTCCAGATCGTCTGGATGGCCGGGCCCATGAGCGTGGAGCCGGTGGTGACACCAGCGCCATAGCCCATTGCCGTGTTGTCCATGCCGATGGTGGCGTCGTACCCGACCGCGGTCGAGTACTGGGACAGCGGGCCACCCGTGGCGGCCCGGGTCGTTCCGGTGATACCGGAGATGACGGGGAGTTCCCCGCCCAGGCTTTCGCCTGCCATGAGCTTCTCCTTTGGTCGAGGGCTAGCCCTGACGTCTGTTGTTTGGATTGGTCATCCGAAGGAGTTGCTCACGATTCTTCTTGTAGTCGTCCATCGACATGCCCTTGACGAGGGCATCCGTGATCGGGACGTTCGCCGGTAGTTGCTCCAGTGGTCCTACGGGTGGGACGGAAGGCATCGCTGCCCCCCGGAACGGTACTTGCTGCTGCGACTGCTGTGCGGCAGCCGCGAAGTTCGAAGCGATGATGTTCGACCGCTCCTTCATGAACAGGATCGACTGCTCGATCTCTTCCGGTGAGTTGCCCGACACCATGTCCAAGAGGGCAGGGATGATCTCTTCTTGCTCCTGCTCGACGCGCTGGCGCCGGTAGGTGTCCAACTCAGCGAGCTTGCGCTCCTGTTCGAAGATGGCCCGGTCCGTCGCGTACTGCGACTCCGTCTCCTTGAAGCGGTCCTCCCACTCCTTGTCCCGCTTCTCCAGCAGGGCACGGAGGTCCATCTCCGACTCTTCCTTCTCCTTGCGCGCCGTCTCGGCCTCGTCGGCCAACCGCTTGCGCTCGGCCTCTTCCTGCTCGCGTGCCGACAGCACCTGCTGGAGTTGGGTGCCCATCTCTTCGATGCGGCCGTACAGCTTGTCCTTCTCCTGCTGCCGTGCCCGCTCGATGTCCTCAGCCGTGAACTGCTGCTGGGGCTGGCCATTGCCGTTGGTCTGCTGCTGCGGGTACTGCTGCGGCTGCTGGCCGGTCCAGTCATTGGCCTGACGCGGCTGCGCCGGCTGGACCCCTTGGAGGACGCCCTGGCCGGTATCAGCGATGGTCTGCTGCTGCGGCGGCTGGGTGGGCGGCTGGCCCTCTGCTTGGTGTGTGCTCATCGGTGTGTTGTCCCTTTGGAAGGACCCTTGGGACCGTCCATGCATAGCACAGTATGGACCCCATAGGTCAGTATCTCATGTGTCAGGTGAGGTCGTCAGACTCGAAGTCGCTCATCTGCGGCGGCATGATGCCATAGGCCAACTGCTGTAGCTCCATCGCGATGTTCGGGTCCACCGGTGGCGACGCTGGCACCGGGTTCCCTTCTGCGTCTTGCCCCATCAGCGGCTGGCCGTCCGGCGTCATACCCGTGGCCATCATGTTGAAGGCCCCGATCTGGCTGCGGATCAGGTCGAGGGCGCCCTGCTCCTTGGTGTCCTCCACCACCTCTTCGAAGATCTCCCTCAGCTTCTGGTCCGGGAACTGGACGCCGAGGTCGCGCAGGGCGCCGCGTCGGCTCTCCAGGTTCATGGCCATCTTGGCCTGCACCTCGTTGATCTTGATCAGCGTGTCCATCGGCATCGGGGAGGGCCAGTCGATGGTCGAGCGGTACGAGGCGGGGTTGGCCGGGTCAAGCTCGGGCACCTGGTCGGGGCGCAGGAGCATGGCCGAGAGATACGGGTTGTACACGCACAGGTCCGGCCGGAACAGGAACGCGTGCTTGATGATCAACTCGTTGATGCGGGCGAACAGCGGCTTGAACTGGGTGACCTTGCGGTCGTGCTTGAGCATCAACGGCTGGTACTGCAGCGCCAGGGCCACGCCGGACGTGTTGCTGATCGGCTGCAGGGTGCCCAGGGCCGTCGCCGGCACGCCGGTCATCTCGTGCATCGCCTGCTTGAGCAGTTCCATGTAGCCCAGGGGCCCGGTGAAGTTGGTCTGCAACTCCAGGTTCTGCACCTTGGCCTTGTCGTTGCCGATGGCCCACAGCTTCTTGGCGCCCTTCTCCAGGTTGGAGGCCTTGGCGCCGGTGATGACGGTCACCGGGGCAGCGTGGTAGTTGATGATGTCGCTGATCTCCGTGGCCTTCTCGTTGTACTCACGGTTCAGCGGGATGATCTCGTTGATGTCCCCGATGCCCCAGGGGGACGACGAGATGGCGAAGTTCTGGGTGTAGGCGATCGGTATCTCACCGACCGGGTTGGGCCGCTGGTCGATCAACTCGTCGTTGATGTATTCCTCGATGACGTCCTCGGTCATGAGTTCGACGTAGGTCATGACCTGGCGCGTGCCGTCCTGCGCCGTGCCCCAGAACTTGTACTTGAGCTTGAAGCGGATCATCCGGCTGCGGTCGTGGGGGTGCCACTCCGGGAAGCAGAACGCCGGGTTGAGCGGCAGGACACGGATGCGCCCCTCGTGGGGCAGGCCAGCCTGGTCAACGAACGGGGGTTCGAAGGCCACCTTGCAGAAGACGTCGCCGCTGACCGAGCCAAGCTGGCCCAGTTCGTGGATCACGGCCTGCTTGGTGTTGTGGACCTCCCATACCTCCTTAAGGAGATACGGCACGATGCCGGCGGTGGCCTCGGGGGAGTGGAAGTTGACGCCCTTGCCGAAGGAGAAGTTGACCAGGAAGTCGCTGAACGCCCGCACCCAGTTGAAGACAAGCTGGGGCTCACCGATCTCCCGGCGGTAGGCCCAGTGGTGGCCGAGGTACCACGCCCAGTTGTTGGCGTAGCGCGACAGGCGGGGCCCGTGCACTTCGAACTCTTCGTCGGCCAACTCCACCAAGCCCAATGGGCTGATGGCGATGGTCAGGTCACTCGCCGCTGCACGGTATGACCCTGGGTAGAAGGCGATGCTCATCAGTTCTTCTTCCTAGGGAGACGACCGCCCACGCTACGCGCCCAAGCGTCTCCCGACGCTGTGCGGTCAGCGGAGTGCTTGGGCGCTGGCACACCACGAGTCGATGCGGCGATCTCGCCAGCTTCGCTGTGCAGCGCCGAAGCGATGCCCTGTCGCTGGTGGTCCTTGTCCGTATACACCCCACGGATCTCGCCGGTCTGGTGGTGCCAGGACATCGAAGAGAGGGGGCGGATGCCCGGGTCGATGCTCGACCCGGCGTAGGTGTTGCGGTCGCTGGGGTGGGCCTTGGCCCAGTCGCTGCTGGCGTGCTCGGGTGCCCACGCCTCGACGGTGTGCGTCGGGATGCCACCCATCGCCTTGGGGTTGGCCGGATGGAAGACCGTTGTGAACTGAGACTCGCCGCGCTTCTTCATGGTGTCACCTCGGCGGCACTGATCGTGACCTGCTCGATGCCGCCGGAGAACACGCAGTGGATCGTGTACTCGCCGGGGGCGGCGAAGGTGTGCGCGACGGCGACGTCGGATACCGCACTATCGGCTGTGACACCATCCCCGAAGTCCCACGACACCGCCTCGCCGTGGATCTGGGCGTAGTCGATGGTCAGCAGCAGGAACTCAAAGTTCAGGCCGTAGCAGCCGTAGGTGATCACCCGCTGCGTCTGCACGTTGCCGGGCACGACGAGGTCGTACTCGTCGGTCAACGTCGGATTCAGCGTGTCCCGCGCCACGACGTGATACGTGCCGAGGGCTGCGTACACGTGGCTGGTCGATCCAGCGCCAGTGCCGTCCAGCGTCATCCCGCTCTCCTGGCCGTCACCCCAGGCAATGGTGACCTGTCGGTTGGGCGTTCCGTTGGCGACCTGCACATCGGCCGTCAACCCATTGATGACGATGACCACGTTGCGGTGCGGGTCATTGACCGGGACGACGACCGCCGTCGATTCGGTGATGCCGTGGCACTTGCAGGTGACGGTGTAGTTCCCGGCCACGGTGTAGCGGTGGAACACTTCCTCACCGACCGGGGCTTGGGTCGATGTGCCGTCACCGAAGTCCCACAGGTTGGTGTGCTCGGACGTCTCGTCGGTGTTGAACAGGAAGGTCGTCGGGGTCTGCTGGACAGCCAGCACGCTGAACCCCTGGACGCTGCCCGTCGCCGTGAACAGCACGGTGTTGGACATCTTCTCGCTGGGCTTCTTCACGCCGATGGGGATCAACGTCCCGCTGTCGGGCGTGGTCGGGAAGCTCGTGCAGCGCAACTGGGTGGCCGAGTCGAACGTCGTGGGGATAGGGCTGTATCCGGCGTAGATCACCGTCTGGGCCGTGAAGCCCGTGCCGGTGACCGTCAGCGTGATGCGGTTCTTGACGGCGAAGGTCGTCGGGGCAATGCCGGAGACGGTGGCCGTCGAAGCGGCCCCCGTGTTGACACCAGGGTCCGTTGCCGTCCCTGATCTCCAGCCATGCCCGACGAAGCTCACCAGGTATCGCCCTGCGGCTCTCGACGCAGTTGCCGGCTGAGGTGGATGGCCTCGTAGTCCGTCTTGTCCTCGGGCTCGACGTCACGCTCAACCTGCTGGGTGCTGGCGGGGTGTGGGATGCGGTCGAGGTAGGCGGCTGAGTTCACCTGCCGTCGAGGGTCGTGCCTTGTGTCCTTGCCCCTGGCCATCAGGACTTCCTCCATGTTCCGCTGCGGGCTTCGTTGGGCGTCGCCGGACCGTGGTGGGTGTAGCCCTGGCTGAGGAAGTCGCCGGCCTCGTTGTAGCGGCTGACGTACTGCCGCTTGGTCGGCCCTCTCAGAACAACGACTCCTGGTTCGGGTCACGCCTGGTGATCTTGCGGGTGGAGGTGGTCGAGTCGCGCAGCGGCCCGTAGGCCGACTCGTGCGAGGGCAGCACACCAGGAGAGATACCTCTGGCCACGGCCGACTCCTGACGCTGGAGTTGCTCTTCACCCCACTGGCCACCTTGGAAATCACGGGTCGAGCGGATGCCCCGGGCCTGCATCGCCTGGCGCGCTGCGTAGTCGATGGCCGAGTGGGCGAACGGGACCTTGTCGATCGCCTGCTCCCGCTCGCTCTTGTCACGGACGGGCTTGCCCTTCTTGTCCGTGCGCATCTCGCCAGCGGCGTTGTAGGCGATCGGCTTGTCGGTGCCCAGGTGGGGGAAGGCACCGCCGCCACCGGAGTGCACGTCGGAGACGAAGAACTGTGGGTGGCTGTCGGAGAACGAGTTGGAGAACGGGCCGGTCTTGGGGCCAAAGGGCGTGCCTGAGCCGCTGGTCACCCAGTCGGCCGGAGCGACGCCCTGGGAGTACTGCTCGTAAGCGATCGACGCACGACGGATGTTGGCCGGGCGGGCGGTGAGGTGCCGCTCGCTGCCGGGCTGGTGGCCACCGACGCCGGTGGAGGCCATCAAGTTGTCCACCTCGGCACCCCTGCCGCCCTGCTGGACGTGCATGACGGCGTGCTGGGCAGCCTCGTCGTTCGGGTAGCTGGTGACACCAGCCTTGGTGGTCTGGGCGAACACGGTGTTCGGGGAGGTGATCGCCGTCATGTGGCCGTGGATCAACTCGGGGATACCGAGGTTTGCCGCCGACTCGGCCAGCTTCTCCCGGGGCTCACCGCCGGGCCCCTTGCCGGCGTAGAAGCGGGTGCCGAAGGGCTCGGACACGCCCTCGCCCATCGCCCTGGACACCGCCTGGTCGTGCTGGGAGCCCAGGTCAGCGGTGATCTGCTCCAGGCTGGTCCCGTGCGCTGCGAGGTGCTCGTGGATGTTGGCCCGAACGTGGTCGGGGAGTTCCTCCCACTTCGGCGGGCGCGGGGCGGCGTCGGGGTCGGACATGCCTGGCAACTGCACGTCCCAGTGCGCCGGGC